CGTGGCGGCAGTGATGAAAACGCCGGGCAGGCCACTGCGAAAACCGCCGCTCGGGTGGAGCTGGTTGCCCCTGAAGGCTGGCGGGCGCGCAGTATTGATGTGGATCATACCGCACAGCATGGCCTTGATGTGAACGTCTGGAACGGAGGGAATTATGGCCTCTACTGACACCCCCGGCTCCGGCTCCTTCCGTGGCGTGCCGTTTCTGGTGTATCAGGAGCAGCGGGAACGGGGCGGACGTAACATTGTGCGCCGGGAATATCCACTGCGGGAAAGCGGCGGCGCGGATGATTTAGGGCCAAAACTCCCGGAGTTTACATTCACGGTTCTGGTGACCGGAGACGATCTTCATACACAGCGAAGCCGCCTGCGTGATGCGCTGCGGGCACCCGGGGCCGGTGAACTGATGCACCCGGATTACGGCACGTTAAACGTGCTGATAAACAGCTTTGAAAGCCGTTATAACGCCAGCGAACAGGGAACGGTTGAGTTCACGATCAACGTGATCCCCGCCAGTGACGATACCGCACCCTCGGTGGCAGAAGACACGGCCGCCATTCTGGATCAGAAAAGTGGCTCAGCAATGAACCGGCTGTTTAACACCCTGTCCGACGGCTGGACGGTGATTTCAGACGGCCTGCATGATGTACAGGCCATGACCGACACCATCAGCGACAAAATTGATGCGCTGGAAAATGCCGTTTCGGGAATGGGGATTGTGCAGGATATCAGTGCCTTTACGGCCAGCTTTGTGGCCCTGAAAGGCAATGCCACGGCCCTGATTAATGCGCCCCGTCGCATGGCTGAATCGCTGGCAGGCATGTTTGCCGTGCTGGCGGGACTGCCCGGTGATCCGTCCCTGTCACTGACCGGCCAGCCCGGGACACCATCCGGCAGCCTGGACACAAACCGTAACAGCATGACAGAGCAGGCCATGCCGCAGCTGTACCGCACACTTTCTTCCCTGCGTTACACCCTCAGCGAACAGGATGATCCGCAGCGTCTGATTGGTCTGACGCCTGCGGCACAGAAAAATATCCGCCTGCTGCGTACCGTCATGCAGGGCGCAACCCTGGTGTCGCAGGCGCAGACGGTCGGAAAACTGCTGGATCAGGTCATCCGGCAGGATACGACGCACGTTCAGGATAATGACCGGGCGGGCAGACCCGCCTGGCTGGAAAGTTCTGCTGATGTGCAGCGTATCAACCGGGATTTGAGTGATGCCATGGAACAACAGGTGCTGGATCTGTCCGCGCAGGGCTATACCGGCACCGCCCTTGCATTACGGGATGCCAGACTTGCGCTGACAGAAGATTTGACCACACGGAGCGTACATCTTCCCGGTGCCTCTCAGGTCATGGTGCGCACCACCGAACCGGCACTGGTCACGCTGTACCGGGCCACCGGCAACAGCCGCCGCTGGCAGTATTTTGTCCGCCGGAACAACATCCCCGATCCGGTTTTTGTTCCGGGGGGCCGCAGTGTGGAGGTGATCAGTGAGCAGCAGGATTGAACTGTATATCGGCGGCAGTATTTTTTCCGGGTGGCTGACGGTCAGCGTCCGCCGCTCCCTGGAACATCTGGCCGGGTCGTTTGAGCTGGGGCTGATGCTGCCTGGCGAGCGTATCCCGTCCGCCCTGCGGAGCGGTCAGTCCCTGACGCTCAGGATCAACGGGCAGACCGTGGTCAGTGGCTGGCTGGATCAGGTCAGTCAGCGTATCAGTGCAGCCCGTCATCAGATCACCATCAGCGGACGGGATAAAACCGGTGACCTGGTGGACTGTGCTGCCGTTCACCCCGGCAGCCAGTGGCGAAACCGGACGCTGGCGCAGATTGCCGCAGATTTATGTGCGCCCTTCGGGATAAACGTGCGCTGGCAGGTGAATGATGACAGTGCGGCCCGTCCCTTTGCCTCTTTTACGCTGGAAAATTCAGAAACCGTGGCAGATGCGCTGACCCGTGCAGCCCGGCATCGCGGGGTGCTGGTGACCAGCAATGCTGACGGCGATCTGGTGTTCACTCAGGCGGGAAACCAGCAGACGGACAGACTGGTGCTGGGGGAAAACCTGCTTGATGCAGACTACAACACGGACTGGCGCGGACGATACAGCGAATACCGTGTCCGGGGACACGGACGCGGCGGGGGTAAACAGGGAGACAGCGAGTCGGCCGCCCGGCTGGCAGCCCCTGTGGCCACCATCAGTGATGAGCAGATCGGTCGTTACCGGCCGAAAATCATCCTTGCCGATCATCAGATTGACACCACCGGCGCACGGCAGCGTGCCCTGCGTGAGATGCGCCGGGCGGTTGCCCGTTCAGAACGGTTTTCCGCCACCGTGCGCGGCTGGTTCCGGGACGATGGCCGGTTATGGGATGTCAATCTGCTGACCGGTGTTTCGGCCCTGCGCTTTGGTACTGAGCAGACCGAACTGCTGGTCTGTCAGGTGGAGTTTTTACTGGATGAGCAGAACGGGGAAGTCTCCCGGCTGGTACTGGCACCGCGTGACGGCTTTATCGTTCCGGCAGAGCCGGACAGCAAGGGCCGTGGCGGTGGTTCCGGTGATGATGTTGATGCCTTTATTCGCCAGCAGATGAAAAAACAGGGGATCAGCTTTGATGAATGATGAAGTGTTCAGCCGCCTGATTGCCCCGGTGACACGCGGTATTCGTCTGCTGTTTGGCCGGGGTGTTCTGACCGGCACACACGACGAACTGAAAATGCAGAATGTGCAGTTCACCGGCATGGACGGCGAAACGTTTGATGATGTGGAACGCCCCCAGCAGTACGGCCAGATCAGCGTGCCCCTGCCGGGCGCGGAAACCTTTTTTGCCTGTCTGGGCGGCCAGCGGGATCAGACCGTGGTGCTTGTGGTGGAAGACCGGCGCAGCCGCCCCACTGGACTCACTGCCGGAGATACAGGGTTGTATCACCATGAGGGGCACCGGATACGGTTAACAAAGGATGGCCGCATTATTGTGACATGCAAAATGCTGGAGATTTACGCCGACGAGGGGATGCGGGTGGATACGCCGGAGGCCACCTTTACGGGCAATGTGACGGTGGATAAAAACCTGCATGTTAAGGGGAATTTCGCGCTTGATGGTACAGGTAAATCAGACGGGCTGTTCACGATGTCAGATGCCGTTATTGCCGGGATACGGTATTCCGGCCATGTGCATCAGGATAACGGCAAAGGCAGTAAGACAGGAGCGCCGGAGAATGGCTGATATTGCAATTGTATGGGATCAGGGATGCGGTTCGCTGCAACTGAACGGTGCCGACCTGCTGACGGATGACAGTCTGCTGACGGCCGTTCTGATTTCGCTGTTTACTGACCGCCGGGCGCTGGCATCGGATGAAATCCCTGACGGTACGCGCGACCGCCGGGGATGGTGGGGAGACAGTTTTCGCACTCGTCCCATTGGCTCCCGTCTGTGGCTTCTCCGCCGGGAAAAAACGCTGGCCTCCGTGATAAGCCGTGCCCGTGCCTATGCGGATGAGGCGCTGGGCTGGCTCAGTCAGGATGGCGTGGCGTCATCCGTGGTCTGTCATGCAGAACGTGTGGGGCACGCGCGGCTGGCGCTTTCGGTGCATATAACCCTGCCTGATGGTTCGGTGAGACCCATGATTTTTTATGCTGATCTTAAGGGGGAGTAATGCCTTATCAGCCTTTACCGCTGGCACAGTTAATCACACAGACACAGCAGGATATAAGCCAGCGTCTGCCCGGTTCGCAGCCGGGTGTGAATGAAACCACCCTGAATGCCATTGCTTACGCTCAGGCGGGATTGTCCGCTCAGGAGCATGAGCATCTCGCCTGGATTGCGCGTCAGATCATCCCGACCGAAGCCGATGAAGCCGAGTTACTGAAGCACTGTGCATTCTGGGGCGTTATGCGTAAACCCGCCTCACGGGGTGACGGGCCGGTTCAGCTGATGCTGACCACGGATGCGGGGATCACGGAAGGTGCGCTTCTCCAGCGCAGTGACGGTGTGGTTTACCGCATCACCACCTCACTGACCGGTAAGGCCGGTACGCTGAATGTCAGTGTGGAGGCCGAAAGCGCCGGTCGTGCGGGAAATGCCCCGGCAGGGACAAAACTGACCTTTATCACACCGCAGGCGGGGATCAACCAGACGGCCACGGTGACCGGCACGGGGATCACCGGTGGTGCAGACGTGGAAACCGTACCGGAGCTGCTTTCCCGTCTGGTTTTCCGGGTGCAGAATCCGCCGTCCGGCGGCACACAGTATGATTTCGAACGCTGGGCGCGTGAAGTGCCTGGCGTGACGCGGGCATGGTGCCGCCCGGAATGGCCGCAGGCGGGCAGCGTGGGGGTAACGTTCGTTCAGGATAATAACCCGGATATTTTCCCCGGTGACGGTGATGTTCAGCGGGTGGCGGATTATATCCGCAGTCATGATGATCCGGCGACCGGCCAGCCAGTCGGGCAGCCGCTGGGGCCGACGGTGACCGTGTTTAAACTGACCAATAAGCCGGTGCCCTTCAGCATCAGGATCATCCCGAAAACACCGGAGAATCAGGCGGCCGTAAAACAGGCACTGACTGACCTGTTATACAACGAATCCCGACCCGGCGGTCTGGTTCTGCCGTCGTCTTTCTGGCGTGCCGTGGCGGGGGTGAAAAATCTGGAGGATTTTGAAGTGCGCAGTCCGCTGACGTCGGTTCAGGCTGGCGACAGTGAGCTGCTGACGGTGGGAGAAATCACATGGCTGTAACCCTCACCCCGCATCAGCGCGCCCTGTTGCAGTTGCTGCCTGACGGGCTGGCATGGGACAAGCGTCCGTCATCCGTACTGGCATCGCTATGTCTGGGCCTCAGTCATTCCACCGCGCGTGTGTCCTGGACGGGAAAACAGCTGCTTGCCGAGCGATTCCCTGACACGTCGCGCCTGCTGCTGGAAGACTGGGAGCGTTATCTCGGCCTTCCTGAATGTGATATGGCCGGAGCCACCCTCACGGAGCGACAGCGTTATGCCGGAAATAAATACCGGATGAAGCCCTCGCTGAACCGTGAATTTTATATCCGGTTTGCGGCGGAGTTTGGTTATGAAATAGATATTCAGCCCTCACCGGATTCGCAGTGGGTCAGTATTGTCACGATTAACAGCGAAACCGGCTACCGGCATATGAATGTGCTGGATGATATCCTCACCCCGCTGCGTATTTATGAAGGCGGCGCGCTGGAATGTATTCTGAACCGTTATAAGCCCGCGTGGCAGACGTTTATTTACGTCTATGCAAACAGCCATGAAGAGGAGAATATCTGATGTTTCATGTTGATAATAATTCCGGCGTGGCGAATATGCCTGCGCTGGCACCGGCGCAGAGTAATACCACCACCTGGTTTACCGAAGGTGACGGACAAAAAGGTATCAGCTGGATTGGTCAGGACTGGCTGAATATTCTCCAGGCCGAACTACTGAATATTCTGGCTGAAGCCAATATCCAGCCGGATAAGGCGCAGTTAAACCAGCTTACGCTGTCCATTAAAGCCATTATCGCTGCAAATGCCTTTTCCCGGAAAAATAACCTGAAAGAAATTGCGGATGCCGGTGCGGAGGCCCAGCGTCTGGCCCGTGGTTATCTTGGTCTGGGGACGCTTGCCACAAAAAACAGTCTTGGTCCTGGTGACGTTAATGCCCTGGCGAAGGATCAGAATCTGGCCGATCTGGAGAATGCGGGGACCGCCCGTAATAATCTGGATGTTTACAGCAGGAGCGAAGGTGATAACCGTTACCTGCGCAGGGAGCAGAGCGGCGCGGACATTCCGGATAAAGGCGCTTTTATCGATAACGTCGGTTTACGGGAAACGGTAAATAAGGCCGCAAATGCCCTGCCATCGGATGGCACCGCTGTTGCAGCGAACAGGCTGGCCAACGCCCACAAAATCAATGGTGTCGCCTTTGACGGGACGAAGGATATCACTATCACATCCGGTATGACTGAAGCGACCGCCGATGGCAGGTATGTCCGCAACGTTCAGCTTGGTGCGCAAAGCCGACACTCACCACCGGGTAACGAAGTGTCCTGGGAGTTCAGGACACCATCGGGATGCATGCTTTCAGGGATTAATGTGCAGGATACGGGAAAAAATTCAGCCGATAACATCGCAGGCGTTTATTACCGTCCGGTGCAGATATATATTGGTAATGCATGGCGCACTGTTTCGTCAGTCTGATTAAAGGAAAAGGGTGCAGCAAGCACCCTTTAAATTATTCAGGCTGGTCCGGCCATTTAACGGCGTCAAATTCAGATTCGGTGTTAATGACAGGTAACTCCATTTTCTTCACCTGGCTGATGTATTCCATCCATTGTGTAAGCGCAGCTCTGTCTTCATCACTGATCGTGCCCAGTTGTAGCTCAGTTCTCCAGTCATTAATTTTTTCATATGCCTGATTAAGATATGACTGGCGCTGTGCTTCCGCTTTTCGGGTGTAGTTAACCGGAAGCCGGGAGATAACGCCATTATCAAACGTCCAGTTTCCTGAAATATCCGTGCCTTCAGGGAGTTCATCGGCCTCAACCACGGAAAAACCCGCAGGATACAGTGCCGAGGCGTCCTGTGATATTGAGCAGATAACGCCGCTGTCTGGTGTTATGCAAAGTTTATATTTTTTTGTGAATAATGGCAGGGACTCGTAGAAATCCTTACCATCTTCACTCTGAAAATACTGTACATCATTACCATAGGGTTTGTGTTCCGGGTAATATCGTTTAACATTAATCAGTTGCATAAACATCACCATGTGAATCAATGATAAAAACAGGAATAATACTATCGCCATATACAGGCAAGGGTTGTCTGAAATAACGCATATTTTCAGGTGCTGACCGCCGCGTCATGAATCGTTAATTAAATTATAAGCCGGTAATATGCGGTTATCATATTGGCCTGTCCATCCTTTGTCGTTATGTTCCTGCCTCACCGGCTCCGTCATAAAAAGTACCGTGACGCTTTTTTTGAATTTCCGCAAAACACATATTTATCAGCGGTTGTTATTCTGACTCTGTTTAATTCAGAAACAGGCAGAAAAGACGATGTCAGACTCCCAGTGGAAAATGCTCTCCGCCATGCCCGGAGAGTTTTCAGTCAAGGTTGCCGGTGGCACTGTGGCATTTATTGAAAGCCCTTTCCGGCCTTCGGGTAATAAAGGCGGGATCACCTTTGCAGATTGTGTGATCCGCTTCAGCACGAAAGAGCCATTATGGGTAATGCCTGTGTCCGGTACCCCCAGTGCAGAAATTACCAGCTCTGGCGTGACCGGCGTCATTCCCATTACGTCGGATGTGGCCGGAACGCTCACCCCATCGGACTGGAATGCACCGGATAACGCCGGGTCTTCCGGCAGTGTGAGTGGCGGCAACAGAGAGCCGGAGTATTACTACGTGGTTGTGCTTGCCGGACAGTCCAACGGCATGGCCTACGGTGAGGGGCTTCCGTTACCGGACTCTTATGACCGCCCGGACCCGCGCATTAAACAGCTGGCACGCCGCAGTACAGTGACGCCGGGTGGAGACGCCTGTGCATACAATGATGTGATTCCGGCTGACCATTGTCTGCATGATGTACAGGATATGAGCGGTGTTAATCATCCGAAAGCGGACCTGAATAAGGGGCAGTATGGCTGTGTCAGTCAGGGGCTGCATATTGCCAAAAAGCTGCTGTCGTATATCCCGCAGAATGCAGGGATACTTCTGGTGCCCTGCTGTCGTGGTGGTTCTGCATTCACCACCGGTGCCGACGGTACATTCAGTGAGGCCAGCGGCGCATCCGCTGACGCTGCACGCTGGGGTGCCGGTAAACCCCTGTATCAGGACATGGTCAGCCGGACAAAAGCGGCGCTGGCGAAGAACCCGAAAAACAGGCTGCTGGCGGTGGTATGGATGCAGGGCGAGGCAGACCTTGCTTCAGGCAGTCAGCAGCATAACGGTTTATTCACGGCCATGGTTCAGCAGTTCAGGACTGACCTGTCCTCACTTGCTGCACAGTGTGTGAGCGGAAATGCCACCACGGTGCCGTGGATTTGCGGTGATACCACGTATTACTGGAAAAACGCTGGCACCGATAAATATGAGACAGTATACGGTGGCTACAAAGGCAAGGAAGCACAGAATATTTTCTTTGTACCGTTCCTGACAGATGAAAACGGCGCAAACACGCCAACAAATGCTCCGGCGGAAGACCCGGATATTGTGGCTGTCGGGTATTATGGTGCAGCATCCCGTACTCAGGGCAGTTTTGTCTCGACACAGCGTGACAGCCATTTCAGCTCATGGGCACGCAGGGGCATTATTTCAGACCGTCTGGCCTCCGCTATTCTGCTCCATGCAGGGCGCACGGCTGAACTGATGGGCGGGCAGACCGTGACACCACCGGATGAGAAGCCATCACCTGACTCCCCATCAACACCATCGCCGGATACACCGTCCACTCCACCGGCTGACACCACGACGATGAGCACGCTGTTTGCTTACCGGACATCTGAATCAGAAGGTCAGCTGTCACCACAGGGCTGGAGCGCGGGAGGTGGCAAGGCTGAAATCGTGGATGATGCCGGAGCAGGTAGTGGTAAGGCCATGAAACTGACCAAGGAAACAGGCAAATCCTCCTGGTACCTTGAGCATGATGCCGGTAATGGTGCCGACCTGCTGGGTAAAGGCGGCCTTATCAGTTGTCGTTTTAAACTCGATGGCGCGCTTACGGCTAATCAGTACGCACTGGCGCTGTACTGGCCGGTTTCTGGTCTGCCACAAGGGGTTACTCTGGAAGGTAATGCCGGTCATAACCTGCTGGCATCGTTCTACGTACAGAGCGATGCCACAGACCTTAACGTGATGTATCACAAAGGAAAAACGGCGCAGAACACGAAGCTGGGGTCATTCGGCGCATTTAATAATGAGTGGCATACGCTGGGCTTCCGTTTTGCCGGTAACAACAGTATTGAGGTGACGCCGGTGATTGATGGTCAGGACGGGACACCGTTCATGCTGTCTCAGTCTCCGGTTGGCACGTTTACGGCAGACAAGCTACGCGTGACCGATATCACTAACGGCGCGACATATCCGGTGCTGATTGACAGCATTGTGGTGGAAGTGAATAACGCGTAAGCAGGATAAAAAAATCCCGCCGGTCAAAGAGCCATTTGTTGACTGGCGGGTGATATTCCAAACCCATTTAAGAAAAACTAAAACGACTGAAAAGAAGGCCACTATGTGTGAGGTTATTTTTTAGCCTGAAACGGTTTCTGTCGTCAATATCAAAAAGGTAAAGTTATATGACATTTGTTCATACGATGCTGCTTTATTTCTGCACTGTGGTCAGTGCGTTATATCTGGTGAGTGGTGGTTACAAGGCCATCAGAAATTATGTTCGCCGCAAAATTGATGACGCAGCAGCCGAAAAACTCAGCAAAACAGCACAGGCCGCTCCGTTCCCAAAAGACCCGACCCAGCCCTGATTGCAGGGCTGTATTCCCGCATAAGGAGGATATACATGCCAGAAATTAAAGGCACCGTCACTGAAGACCTGGTCAAACAGGCACTGTATTCAGGTGAAGTAAATAAATTACTGAAAGCGCAGGTCCGTAAGGATTTTGAGGCACAAATCGACACTTACGTTGATGAGGTGCTGGCAAAACTTATTGGTCCAGCTGCTGCGGCCAGTGATGCTGATAATGAGCCGAAATCCGAAACGCAGCCAGAGCAACCAGAACCGGCTCAGCCCGGAACTGACAGCACCATGATGTAACAATACAAACCGGCAGTTTCTCCTGTCGGTTTTATTTTCATGGGCACTTTATATACCAGTCAGAGGATGATAATCATGGACAAGAATAAAAAGCAACCTGATACCAAAGGTCTTGAAATATTAAGCGCAGAAATTATCAATGCGCTACGTTCAGGACTTGATGAAGATACATTACAGGATCGAAACTTCACCACTGCAATGTGGATCGCGATGCAGATCCTGTGTACCCCAAGATGCGCTATTTTTGCGGTTCGTGAAGGTCAACTGACTCACTGATTGCGCGAATTACATCAGAAAAGCATGCATTCCATAACTGCATAGCTGATGAATCACCTGCTGTATGAAAAGAGTTAAAGTTACCCTTGGTGGATGTCATTGCTGCAATTGTAATATCAGCTGCAATACGTGCAGCCTGTAACTTTTGGTCAGTAGTGAGTTTATCCATTTTGCTCTGCCTGGACAGATACATCTGCTTTACAGGAGACCAGGGAATATCATAGGATACACCACGAGCTCAGAGTGAAGCATTGATGCAGTTTTTACAGATTGACCCAGAATAGTTCGCGCTATCTGAGTCGCCATTTATGTAGTCCCGAAGTAAAGCATTGATGCAAACTTGTCTAAATCGGCCCAGAATAGTTCACGCTATCTGGGTCGTCCTTTATGGATGTAGTATCCCGTTGATTTGAAACACACTACATGTATTGGCGATCCTACCTTCACTGGATAAAAAGTCAATAAAATGATCATTTTATGATCGTTTTCACTCGCTAACTCTTCGTTTTCTTTAAGTAAATAATCACCTCCCTGAATCATTGTTGATGACTTTTCAATCTATTTGTTGTATCAATTAAACAAATCGAATCGATCGTTTTTGTCGATCTATTGCATGAGAAAGGCATCAACAACAAAGCAGAAGGTTATGCGGCCATGTATCGAAACATACGGTGCCGACAATGCAATAAGCTACTGGCACGGGCCAGTTTCAGTTATCTGGAAGTAAAATGTCCGCGCTGTAAAACCCTCAATCAAATCACATCTCCGAGCGCCACAGAGCACCCCACATACACAAGGAAATCCTGTCGTGGGGAACAAAAAGCAAGTTACATCCCGTATCATCAGCACGCCTGAACTTATTCGCTATAACAACAATATCGTTGGTTATGGTTCCCGTGAGTTGCGGGTTGAGACAATAAGTTGCTGGCTGGCCCGACTGGTCATCGTCAATAAACATTACAGCCACCGTTTCGTAAATAATTCATACCTTCATCTGGGCATATTTTCAGAACGGGAGCTGGTTGGCGTAATGCAATGGGGCTATGCCCTTAATCCAAACAGTGGTGCACGCATCGTAACGGGCACGCAGAACCGCGAATATATGGAGCTTAACCGGTTATGGCTGCATGACTGTATGCCGAGAAACTCCGAATCAAGGGCCATCAGTTACGCACTCAAACTGATCAGACAGCTTTATCCGCAGGTGCAGTGGGTTCAGTCGTTTGCAGATGAGCGTTGTGGCTGTCTTGGTGTCGTGTACCAGGCAAGCAATTTTGATTATGTAGGCAGCCATGAAACAACATTCTATGAACTTGATGGTGAGTGGTATCACGAGATTTGCAGGAATGCCATCAAACGAGGTGGACAGAGAGGTGAACATCTGAGGGCTAATATCGACAGAGCCAGCGTTCATAAATTCCGCCAGTTTCGTTACATCCGGTTTCTGGACAAGAGAGCCAGAAAACGCCTCAATACAAAGCTATTCAAAGTCCAGCCTTACCCAAAACCACAAACAGTTAAAACCGGTTTGAAAGAGAGCGGATGAGTGCTTAAAAACCCATTCTAAAACTTAAAGGAAAAGCGCCGATTTAGTATCAAATAAGTTGCGTATCGGCGTTTTTCAGCGGTATCAAATGAAATGCAAACCGGTATCAAAAAAATCGCCGCGCTATAAGTCCAGGTCCCATCGCCATTATCCGTCCAACCTGATGCCGTAGAACCAGCAGCAGCTGCGCCCGATAATGACGGTGCATCCGGATTGAGGCCAGTTACAGGGTTGTCATTAGCATCTTTTGCCGTCCAGATTGCCGTAACTGTACCGCCAACCACCGGTTTATCAGGATTCAGGGTGATGGACGAATGTGCTGCATCAAGCGGCCCGGCAACAAACTTCAGCATTTGTTGTAATGTGCCCAGCTGATACTGCTCGCTGAAGGCACGCACAACAACGTTTCCGGCACGGGTCGAAGAAACCGTGGCGCTGTAAACCCCTGGTTTTATTTCCGAAATGGCACCAACGGTTACACCATTAGTGTCTTGCGGAACAAGTCGCAGGCGGCTGGCTTCTCCCGTCACCGGATTACCCTCGGAGTCCACCGCTGTCAGTGTCAGCGTGTAGGCTTGCTGACCATCAGCAACCACATCACCTGACGGCTCGTTAGCACTCAGGGTGGAGTTTGACACATCCATCATCGTGGCCCGCAGTTCTGCAGTGACAGTTTTGCTCATGTCATCAACGCTAACAGTAATCGTTGCCTCACCTGACTGCGTTCCGGTAGTAAAGACAGACTGATACACCCCTGCTTCAGTTTCGGTGAACTCACCCAGTGTTGGCTTTGCCTGTGATTTAGTGGCCTTCAGGGTACGAGTCACAATATTTCCAGCCGGTTTGAAGGTTAGTTCAGTCTTGATCTGATCTTTCATGCCCGTGACTGGCTGCCCCTCGGCGTCGCGCAGAGACAGCACCAGCGGCTTTTGCTCATTACCGTTAGCAAGCATTTGAATACGGCTCTGACCGTCAAGCGTTAACGCCGTACGATCGGCGCTCATACCAGCTCCGCTAATAACCACTTCTGTCTGCACACGTTTCGAGGCATTGCCTTTGTTATCGTAGGCAATCGCTGAAATCGCATAATAATTGTCTTTGACTGCCTGATAAGCCGGGAGCGTCACTTGCCACTGATTGCCCTGCCCCGTAATTTTTCCGCCTGCGGCCAGCAAAGACGGCGCTTCCCATTGCACATTTTTCAGACCGTGAGTTGCTTTGCTGACCACAAGCCCCAGGGAAACCGTCTGGCCGCCCTTGCCTTCAATACGCTCAGGCAGAGCAATACGGATCACTTCAGATTTGCGATACTCAAGAACGATATTGTTATTACGCTCAACCAGGTCATAGCGGCTGCCTGCCAGCATTCGACGCTCGCGAATGCTGTCTGTATCGAGTTGTTTTTCCAGAGGTTCGCCAATCCGATAATTAACTTCCAGGCCAAAGCGAGTGTCATTCTCACCACTCTTGCCCTGCTTATGCCCGGCACTCAGGGTCAGAAGAGGCACTGGCGTGTAATTCACTTCAGCGGTAATCGCATGTGGATCTTTCTGGCGTTTATCTTTACCAAACAGCCCGACTTCATCGCCATAATACTGTTCATACATCAGGCTTGCGCCAAGCTGCGGCCAGGCAGGTAAATAGCCCTCAGCAC